TGCTGCCGTCTTTGTTAATGACCACAGCCCATTTGCCCTGACTAATGTCATAACTTAACCAGCAGCCACTGGCACTGCATAAGGTTTCTAAGTTTTGTAGCACAGTTTTATCTGTGTCGATAACACCGTTAATGCTAAAAATATTTGGAATAATTGTTGACATCTGCTAATCCTTATGCGTGAAACTTAATTATAACTACACCTGCATTGCCATTTGATGGAAAACTTTCTAATGATTGTCCAGTTGGTGTGGCAGCTCCAGAAATGAAGCCACCAGATCCACCTCCACCGCCACCATTTCCAACTGCTGGATATCCTATTGAAGTCATAGTTGCAACACGTAAATATCCACCTTTTCCGCCAATACCATAAGTGCTACCAACACCTGTTATACCACTTCCAGTGCCAGCACCACCTGCACCACTACCACCAAGTAATGTGCCAGTGCCTCCAACACCACCATTGCCCCCGCCGCCACCTCCTGAACGCCAAACATAAGTTTGACCACTAACAACTTCAGTGTTGTTATTGCCAGTTCCGCCAGCATTACCACTGCCACTAGCACCACCAGAAGTATATGTTGGCACATTAGTAAATATGCCTGGTTGTCCACCATTAGCAAATGCACCACCAACACTGGAAATAGAACTGAATCCTCCTGCGGTTGCATTTGCAGGATGTAATGCACTAAGACCGCCTGCACCAACAGTAATTGTTCTTGAAGTTAACGAATTTAGACTAGTTTGATTTGTAGCACTAATGACTTGGCCACCACCACCACCACCTCCATATTCTTTACCACCTCCTCCACCACCAACAATTAAGTAGTCAGCAACACCGTAAGTAATATCTTCATATGTCGGAGTCCATAATGTATTGCTGGTAAAGATGTATAAATTTCCAGTAAATGTGCCAGCATTGCCAGTTAAGTTTACAGTTCTTGTTACCTGTGTTATGGCATTTTTTTGTTGTGTATAGGTAAAACTACCATTACTGCTAACACCTGCATTTGGATAAAATAGTATTTGACTAAAAATAGCATTACATTGTGCTAGTGTGCCACTGTAATTGAATGGACTTGTTGCTGTTGTTTGTGCGTTGGTTGAAAATTTTCCAATGCTTGAACTAAATGAAATGGTAAAGGTAGCCGTTGTTGCTGGATCTTCATCTTCAATTTGTGGCACATCAGTTGCAAACAAAATATTTTTGTTATTAGCTGTATAACTTCTATCAATCATATTGCTAATAACTCTTATTGCTGTGCATGATAATGAAGAAGTTGAACTTTGATTTGATCTACCATTTGTTTGATAAGAAATTTTTGCTAGTGGCATTGAAAAAGCAGAAATTAAATTATCTGCATTGATGCTGCCATTTGCACTAACACTAGCTTCAGAAACTAATCCTGCACCAAAGCGTTTAACACGAATAAAATTCATTACAGGTGTAAATGCACCTGTTAAACTTGCACTGCCTAAAATTACATCTAATGCATTGCAACTTAAACTACTTGATGCTGACAATTCAGCAACATAGTAAAAATCTTCATCATAGGCTTCCCAGTCAACAGTGCGCTCTACGCCTAATTCTTCATCATAATATAAAACACTGACCTGCAAATACCAAAATGGCTTTGTGGCATAATTGCCAGGCAGTGTCCATGTAAAAGTCTTAATAGCTTGCCATTGTGCAACGCTGTTAATACCACTAAGTGTGTAAACATTGCCCACTGTGCTTAGTGTAACACCACTAGGCAAACTGGCCCAGCTAATGCTACTGCCTGTTAATGGGTTTACAGCACCAGGCACAATGGTCACACGATAACGCACATTGGCTGTGCTGTAGTTTATAATTTCTGTAATGTCAATACCAGCATTAACAGTAACAGTTGTGCTGGTGATGTTTAGTATTTGTGTAAATGGGCTTGCAGGTGGAGGTGGTGTGTATTTTATGCCAGCAAATCTACTGTCAGTAACAGTTAAACTGCTAGAGCCATATCCGTTAAGTTCTTGTAAACTGTTCATGAGCTGTAAATCTCCGCAGGGTCAATGCCTGCACCATAACGTGCATTGGTCATGTAATCATACAAACAGTCACCTGGTAATGTCATGCTGTTGCTGATTTGAAAGTCCATTTTTGGCAAGCCAGTAATATTCTTTTCTTTGTTGTATTCAATTTGCACAATGGCAAAGACCAAATCACTCATTGTGTGGTTAGCAGTCCAATTTGGAAACACGCTTGTGGCAGCAGTTAGGCTAGCATTTGTGTAGCCTTGTGGCACAACAGGATTTGCACTGCCGTTGTTGTAGCAATAGACTTTGATAAGTCCACTGTAATCACTGTTTACTGTGCCATTACGGTCCACTGTGTAGTCTACAGTTATGCCATCTGTTTTAAACACCACACGTTCATCATTCCAGTAAATGTCTTTGAATGTAAATGCACTGGCAGCACTGTCACTGAGTTTTGTGCCAGTTTTTTCGCTGAGTGTTATGCAAAAATACATGGTTCTATTTGAATTGGTCAACTCTGCGTCTGTGATTATACCATTGACAAATGTTGTGCCATAAATTACAGGTATTTTAGCTTCTGGGTCTGGATCAACCTGTAGTCTAACACCTCGATCTACATTATTTTGGTTGTTTTGTCTGTTGATACTTTTGTTTACTTGGTTAAGTGTGTAACCTAACAGTGCAGTTCTTGCCAGTGTGCTGCCAATACCACTGCCACCAATAAAGCCAGCAACACTGCGACCAGCACTGACAATATCATCTAAAAAACTCATAGAGGTGCTCCAAAGTTAAACTTACTGCGAACTAGTGCAGGAATACGATCCATACTAACATCACTGGGATAAAAATTCTTTTGATCCTTAGGATTAGTCCTGCGCCCTTTGGCTGTGTTGCCTAAAACTTCTACCATGCTACTGGCAGTAAATGTAATTGTGCTGGAACTGGTCAGTGTGTCATTGTTATATTCTTCATTAATTGTGTAATTGGTTATTACACCATGAAAACGTTTAAATGGATTGCCTGTAACTGCTAACAACACATTAGTTGTTGCGTTAAACAAGCCCCTGTAAACAATAATTTCACTGCCTTTAAATCTACTGTTTATAACTTCAGCAATACTGGTATTTGGAATGCCTGTAATACCAATGCTTATTTCACTGTTGCCAATTTTAATTTCACTGGCACTGCTGGTTATGCTCATAAAATTGCCTAAGCCCACATAACTTTCACCACCAATGGTAACAGTTCTGTTTAGGTCACTGAAACGCAGGACCTGTGTAGAAGGACTGTCACCAGCGGCTGCTTTGTAATATTCACAGTTAATGCGCACAAATATGCCGCTTTGTAAACTTTTATAACTGGTTAAATTAGTGGCCATTAGATTACCTCAAGAAAAACAAAAGGTCCGCTCCAACTAACTTGATTACGTGCAAATATAGTCCACTCTGGAAACTCTATACAACGCACAGTGTAACCTTCATCTGTTACAGGTGCTACGTTGCCATAATACCAAGGAAACTTAGCATATGGTATAGTAATTGCCGCAGTGGTAATACGATCTAAACCTTCTGCGGCAGCAATGTCAGTGCGCAGGTCAGTCCATGCAATACCATTTGGCAATGTAACAGTAATTCTTTTTGGTTGACTGCCTCTGCTGGCAGCACGAACTGTGCCATCTCTAGCAGTAGTAGTTGCTACCATCTGTTTTCTATTGACACTTAATTGTTCTGCTCGGTTAACGATCCATTGAAAACTCATGTTTAAAATCTCCCTGGCACTGCCTTAGCGCCTTGTTGTGCAACTGCGTGAATAAAACCAGGATCACGTGCAATCATCTGTTTAAAGCTCATTGCATCAACAGCACTTATGTTATAGTTAACAACTGTAGTTCCACCTAGCTGGTCATTTGGAATAACTGTTCTACCGGCAGCACCAGTTAACAGTTCAGGACCACGCTCACCAACTAACACTGGCTTGTTAGTTGGTATTGTGCCACCATTGGCAAAGCCTAAAATGCCACCAAGTATGCTGCCACCATTGCTCATTGTGCCTGTGTTTATGGTAAACAAGTTGGCTAACAATTGACGCACTTGACTGCGCAGTAATTCTTCTGCAAGGCTAGCCACAAAGTTCTTAAATTCAAACTTACCTGTTTTAGCAAAGTTAACAATTAGGTCTTCCATGCCCTGTGTGGCTTTACGGAAAACATCCTGTGCTACTTTGGCAGCATTGGTAGCGTCATCAACATATTCTTGGAAGGCACTTTTCCAACCTGTGTTAAACTGACGACTGCGTTGGTATAATTCATCTGTTGCGCGAATTAATTCTTCGTTAACAGTTTTAGAACGTTGGTAATAAGCTTCTTCTTCCTGTGTAGACATTTCTGCAAGTTTAAGACTTCTTCTTCTTGCATTTTCACTTTGTATTGCACTGCGAGCACTGTCTTCGCTGGCACGTGCTATGTCATAATACTTTTTCTGTATCTCACTCATGCCAGTTTTGGCAATGTCATCTTGAATTTGGCGTAAACGTTGCTGTCCATCAATTTGTGATTTAATACTAAATTCACTTATTGCAATACTTCGACGTTCTGCTTCTGCTTTATCGAAATTGGCAACAGTTAAGTCTTTGATTACACCAATTTGTGCTTGATAAGATTGAGTTACACGCTGTATTTGCTCTTGAATAATTGGTAAAGATGCTTGATCTTCTTTGTTTTTGCTCTGTGACTTTTCTCGATACATGTCAGTGAGACGACTAATTTCATTTAGATAATTGTTTTCTAAATCAAACAGTGCTTGTCTTACTGTTTTTTGTCTTTCTGTCAAACCAATTTGTTCATTTTCGAATTGGAGACGCTTTTGTAATTCTAAATTTTGACGTTGATAATTGAGTGTAATTTGCTCTAATTCTAAACGAGTTTGAAGCATCTTTTTAGGATCTAAGAAAACTGGTGCAGGAGTTCCTGCAGTTTCATCAAGACCGCCTCTTAATGCTGCCAATTGTTTTCTATAATCTTCTAGTTCTTTTCTACTTTCGCTGGTGCTGTCGCCTAATGATTTAAACCAATCAAATGCTTTGTCAATACCAAAAAATGCGGCTGCGGCTGCGGCTAAACTGCCAATACCTTTAACAAATTTTCCAACTGGGCCTAAAGCAAATAATAATGTTTCAGTAAATCCTAAAACGCCGCCACCAACAGCTTGAAATATAGCTTTTGCATCTTTAACTCTTTCTGTAAAATTCTTAAATGCAGCGCCAAAACTACCAACAGTTCTAAACAAGGTTGTAAAAATAGCACCAAGACCGCCTAATACTTTACCAACAAGAGTAAATGCAGCCAATGTGCCAATAATTTGTAAGAATAATTTTAATGGCCCAATAATTTTATCAACTGCATTTGATAATTTAAAGATTTGAAAACCAATGTATTCAATAGCAAGTGCAAGATTTTGTCCAGCTTGTGTTTGTGTTTCAAAATTACTAAATGCTAAACTAATTTGATTTTTAAGTCCAGTAAACGCTTGACCAATAGTTGGAATTGTTTTTGCAAAGTCTTGTTCAATTGCATCACGGGCCTTACGCATGGCCAAAATAAATTGCTGTGATGTAATCTCACCTTCGCTACCCATCTTACGTAGAGCACCAATTGGCACACCTAACTGCTCAGCTAATGCTCTAGCAACTGGTGGCAAGCCTTCTAAAATACTGCGTAATTCATCACCTTGGAATACGCCACTTTGTAATGCTTGTCCTAACTGTAGCAATGGTCCAGAACTTTCTGCGGCACTAAGACCACTACTAGTCATTGCCTTAGCAAGACTTTCTGTAATTTGTGCTGCCTCTGCTTGACTAATACCTAATTCTTTTGTGGCACGTGCAATTCTAAAATATAAATCACCTGTAGCACTTAGGTCAGTTCTTGCTTCAGTTGCAATAGCTACTAGTGCGTTAAATTGTGCATTAGCCTGTGCTTGTGAATCACTAAGCAAAAGCAATCTATTTTTTAAATTTGTTACACTGTCAGCAAAATTAACAATAGCTCCAGCAGTAACAATACCTGCTAATGCTCTAAATGCATTGGTAACACCAGCAAGACTAGTTTCTAAATTTCTTAAATTTGCTTGTGCCCTACTGGTATCAGCATTAACTCTAAAATCTAAATCGGCCATATTACTTGTTCCTTAATATTTGACGGAAACGTCTATTTGCCCACTCTCTTACCGGTCTGCTCATACCTCTTGGTGCTTGTTTACTGCCTCTTACACCTCGATTAGTTGTATGTCTACCTTTATCTAAAACTTGTGCATAAGGATAGGCTGCGTGAATGATATTACCACGCAATCTTGTTCGGCGACGTGCATTGCCTGTGTCAATTGGCGTGGTATTAACAAATTGTTGATGAACTTCAGCAGGAAAGCGATTAAGTGCTCTACTAATTTTTCTAGTAATATTTGGTATAAGATTTTTTCTTATTTCTATTGATATACTAAGCATTTTTCTGTCGCTCCCTTGCTCTTTTAATCATATCCATCATCTGTTGCTGTGATAAGTTCTTTGCGGGTGGTGGCGCAACACCTTTTTGTTTGCTGTCGGCCATATCCTGTTGATATTTAACCCACCTAGAACTTACATCTAATACGTAGAGATCAAATGTTGAGGCACGTTCAAGTGCTTCGCTCGGCAACAAGTGATATCTATGGGCGAGGTTATCTAGACTTATAATTAACAGCGTTTCGCCATCGTTAAAGTCTGGATCCTCGCCTACTATTTTCCCAACTTTTCTACAATCTTACCGATTGCCTTGATGAGTAGTCCACTGGGTAACATATTCTCACCATCAATAATCTGTTTGCCATTTTCATCAAGGATAAGTGTTCGCACAATTTCAATCATTTGACTTTGGTCTTGTTGATTAGCATTGGCTAACTTCATAAAAACTTCAAGTGGCTGGCGGTCCCAAGTGTGGAACTCAACAGCTTCTCCAAATTCTTCAACAACATCTTTGTCATCAAGAACGATTGGAATTAGTTTTGGTTTTGCGGCAATTTGGTTTAGTTTCATCTTTTAATCTCCTTGTCTATCAATCAGCGTGTTTGCTAACACGATTAAGAACTTTAAGCGACTGGTCGCTTTATCAATGTCTGCTCTAGCACATTTAATTTCATTCTGTGCTTTTGCTACTTCTGCAAGTAAACTGGCTAACAGTTCCTTGTTTGTTTTACTATCTAGTATATCCATCGATCTACAAATATTTATAGGTTAATAAAAAATAAGGGGCAAAAAGCCCCTTATTAGTCGCTCAACAATTAAGCTACGGTATATTCACCAGTAACAGTGATTGTGATTGGGCTCACCCATACAGGTGCATCTGCACTAACTGTTGGAGCAAGGCCAGTAACATAGCCACTGCCGCTGATTGTTTTACCTGAACCACCACTGTCAGTATCACCAAGATAAAGACTAAAATTAATCTTTACTTTGTTTGAACTTAGGCCAAACAATCCATGCTCTGCCGCTGTGTTAACGTCAGAACCTGCATCAGCACCGTCTCCAGTGCCAAAGAAAGTTGATTGGTCAAGCACAATGTTCATTGAAATACTGTTTGTGCTAGTTGTTGCAATCTGTAACTTAGCTGTTTCATCTAACTGTGTCCATGTGAACACGTCATTGGCAGCGTTTACAGTAATGTCTTGCAATGCTGGAACAACCATACCAGTGTCGCTGCCATTGCTGGCTTGACTTATAGTAAGAATTGTTTCTGCACTAGCAACACCTGGGGCTGGATAAATGTATGCCATCATCTGCTCCTTATGTTGCGGTTGTTACTGTGTATTCACCAGTAACAGTGATTGTGATTGGGCTCACCCATACAGGTGCATCTGCTGATACAGTTGGTGCTAGACCAGTAATGTATCCGCTACCTGAAATAATTTTGCCAAGCCCGCCACTGTCTGTGTCACCAAGGTATAGGTCAAACACAATTTTTGCTTTGTCAACACTTAGGCCAAAAATGCCTGCGGCAGCAGCGGTTGAACCACCACTACCAGTTGTTCCAAAGAAACTAGTTTGATCTAACACAATGTTCATACTAACACTGTTAGTTGAAGTTGTTGCAATTTGTAGTTTTGCAGTTTCATCTAATTGTGTCCATGTAAAAACATCATTGGCAGCATTGACAGTAACATCTTGCAGGGCAGGGATTGATAAACCAGTAGCATCAGCAGCCTTTGAAGTCTTGTGGATCTTCAAAGTTGATTCTACGTTGGTTACCCCTGGCGCTGGATAAATGTATGCCATCTTTTCTATTCCTTATGTTAGTTTGGTAAATCTATATTCTACTGTAGTAACAAGTTGATCTTCAATAAATTCAGTGCTAATTAAACATTCACGGCGTAGGGCGCCAGTGATAAGGTCTGTATCTTTAGCAGCCTTCAATATTGTAACAGCATCTTGATAACCAGCAGGTAATATCTTTGCATCGTTGCTGAAGTATAATCTAACGATTGAAACTGTGTTAGTAAATGTAAGTCCATCTAATGTTGCAAACAAAGGGTCATTTGAAGTTTCCTCCAAATCCACATAAATCTTTTTTGCATTTTTAACATACAATGGCGTTCCAGAACTAGACCATGGTAGTTCTCGACTTAGAATGAATTCACCTAAGTTTTGGTCATTGAGATGTTCTATTATTTGGTCTCTCATCTTACTCTCTTCAAGTTAACGTATCCTGGTTCTTTTTCATTACTTGAAATAGTGCCGCTGTTGCTAAAATCATACCAATCACCGGCTGCAACTAGTTCATTGAACAATGCATCGGCTTTGTTTTGATAATAACCCATCTTTTTAATTTCACTGCTGTCTTGATTACCAAAGTCAGCAATAAGTGGCATAACAAATTCAGCAAACGCTGTGTAAACACACAAGTCTGTAAAATCATTTTGCCTTGCCTCAATGCGATTTGCATCAAGAGCTGGGATGTCAGCACTGGTGTTAATAACAGTGCCTGCGGGCATTCTACGCAAATAATAACTGCTCCACCAAGGAGTAGAACGCAACTTTGTTAAGATGCGTTCTGTTGATCTAACCAGTAGAGGTTCAATTACATCATCAGTTAGACCTTCATTACTTTCAACAAGACGCTGATCTCTTGCTAATACATCACTGTATTCTGCAAAACTCACTACATTGCTTGATTCTATAACAAAGGCCATGATCTATACCTCAAATTAAGCTGGGTCTACTAATGAACTGTCAGCAGTGATTTTAACACCGTAATTGTCATATAGTTCGCCAACTGCGTAGTGTGCAGATGCAACAATGTCGTCACCAACATAAGAAGCACGACGCTGAGTTTCAATGTTAATGTCACCGATCATTGCTAGACCAAGTGCATCACGATGGAACACAGCACCAACGTAGTCACCAGCAGTGCCAGTGTCAGCGATGTTGCTAGATTCAAATACTGGAACACCAAATAGTGTGCCAACATAACCTGCTGCCATTGCTTCGTTTTGGATGATACCAGCATTTGGGTTAGCAAATGTATTGGTTAAGTTTGCCTTTAGGTCATAAGCAACATATGGGTGAACCACACATGCCAATGCGTCTGAAGGAACTGCGTTTGCACGTAGACGTGCAACTGCGTTTGCCACTAAGGCTGCGCTCATTGCTGTAGAAGCACCACCAACACCAGTTGCAAAGCCACTGAATAGGGCTAACAAGTCTTGGTCCATTTTCTTAGCAATGGCTTCACCAAATAATCTACCCATGTCAGCAACAACGTTAGAAGCGGCTGAAGCACGGATTAAATCAGTGATGATTGTGCGAATAGCAACTGTGCTAACAGTCAATGTAACACCGTCGGTGCTGACTGCTGTGTTGCTTACCTCGTCACCTTCTGTTAGTGCGGCTGCACTTTGAACTGGGTAACGTGGAACTGTGATTGTCTTACCAGAACCAGCAGGAATGCTGTAGTTCTTAACAAGACCGCGCATGATACTGCGCTCTGATGCAACGAACATTGCTTCAGCGGTAATCGCTGGTAGCAGGTCGTTTAAAGTTGTGGTTGTTGAACCGGCCATTTTAAAGTCTCCTTAATGTTTTAGGCTAATCCCGCAGTTTTACGATATTCTGCGTATAACTTGCGGTGTTCTTTATTATTCATATCCAACTTGGATATGTCTACTTTGCTATTTGGTCCACTTGAAATATTGCTTTTAGTGTTAGTAGTAGCAGGCGCCGCAGATTTAAAATGCGGATTCGAATCTAGAAATTCTCGCACTAAGTCATCTACACTTAGTGGTGTGCCTTTATCTGTGTAACGCACACTACCTTTGCTGTCTACTACTTCAACATCGCCATCATCATTAAGTCTTACGTTTGAAACTAATAAACTTTTTACTTGTTCTGGTGCAACTGCTTTATAATTTGCGGCGGCACTTAACAAGGGAGTATTAACTTTGTATTCCCTAATGATGCTATCTCTTTTATGGATTTCAGCATCTTTTTTAGCAGCCAATTCTTGCATAGTTTTTTCAAACTCACCACGTTTGATCTGTTGTTCCTGTTGACGTTTAGCGGCTTCTTCACGAAGTGCTCTAAGTTCATTAGGATCGCCTAAATCTTCATATGGCTTAAGAAGTTTCTTTTCAAGACTGCCACGCATACGGGCCATCATGTCATCTACTTCTTTTTGATTGTAAGTTTTGGTTGCTTGTGCCTGATTTTCATCTTGTGTGATTGTCGCATCAGTTGCGTTATTTTCCAATGTATTTTCTGACATTGTGACATCGCCTCCTATTGAGTTGTAATAGTGTATTTACATTAAATGCAAAATAACACTATAAAATAGGAGTTATTCTATGTTGATTTGCTCCCAGGACCTTGTGCTTTATTACTTCTTTTTTGCTTTCGCTGTTTTAGCTTGGCTTGCTTTAATTGCCTGTGCTTGTCTAACTGCGCCAGCGCGGGTTGGATATACCTTTCCTTGACTACCGTATTGCCAACCTTTTCCACCACGCGGACCAGTTGCTTTATGTATTGGCATTCTGTTTGTTCCTTATTGTCGTCAGTTCTTGACGGTTTTGTTGTATGAGGCAAGGTAAGGGTGTGCCGTTGACTCCGTAACGGGGAGTGCTCCACAGCCACTCATACTCTCCTTGATCTCTCAGTTTGCATAACTTTTTTAATCTACGTCTATTAAGGTCAAATATGTATATTCTCGCTCTATATTCGCCTAATGGTAATATTGCATGTGTTTTGACTATGTCAATCTTATTTTTGTGCCACGCAATGTAACTCCAAGGGCACGCCTCTTTTATTTTGTAGAAATATTCTTCCCAATTAACGCTTTGGTGGTTTTTTACCACGGCCTCTACCTCTGCCCATAGTTAAGCTCCTTTTTTGTGAAAATAGCCTTGGTTGGCCAACACTAGATGTTGTTCATGTGTTGTGGCAACAACTTCTTCTTTAGTAATTGGATTGATCATAATGTGTGGTTCAAATGTTGATCCATCATCACGCTCAGGCACTGTGTCTGGATTTATAATCCTTGCATCACCTAGTGTTGCGAGCTCATCTTCATCAAGGTCAAGCCAATCTAAAATCTTCATGTCAATAGCAGCCTTAACACGTGGATCTACAGGCTGTGTATTGGCTGCAATTTGTAGTTGTTCAATTTCTTTGCTGGTGTCACGAATGTTAAAGCTGCCTGGATAATCAACAGCACCCATCCATTGTTCACCCATGTATTCAAACCATAATTGCCACATTTGTTCTTCAGCAAGTTCTAGGTTGTCTGCTTTTTCACTTAGGCGTGCATTAAGCAATTGGAATTCTGTTTCCATTGCAACACCACTCATTGTTCTACTTTCTGTGGCACGCACTGCACCAATGTTGGCCATTTTATCTATGGCTTCTACTGCATGGTTAATAGCCATGTAAATGCTGTCCACACTAGCACCAGCAAACTCTAACAAATATGGTTTTAATCCTGGATCCAAGTTGTCAGGCACTTGTATAATAGCGCCTGATCCTGTGCCTGCGATTGTGTCACTGGTTTTAACTAAACTTGGGTGGCTGTCCATTCTAATGCTTTGTTCTACTTCGCTGGTAGCGTTGTAGATGAACTTTTGTAGGTCAGCAATATCTGTAATATCACTGACTCCTATGCCACGAACACTACTGCGACCATTGTATGCTACCACTGCTGGGATCTTGCCCAATCCATTTACTTCAACTATGTCTTCATAAATGATGTTGTCTTTGGTATTAACAGTTGCAGTTCGTATTGTTTCTGGAGTCCATTCTCTGATAGTTTGAACATCTCCATTAACATCTTCTTGATACTTTAAGTATGTTAATTCATATCTGCCTGTGATGCTACGTGTCCAGCGCCAATCAGTAACTACCATTGGTGTTAACAGGCTAACATATGGACGCACTCCCTGTGCCTGTTCATCAGCAATAGTAACAGCACCAACATTGGGCTTAGTTACCATAATCCAGCAATGACCAAATACGCTCATCCATGTGGCCACATCTTTCATAAATGCATCAAGGCTGCGACCATCAAGATCAGCATCACGCAAAAACATTTCTAATTCAAAACTTTCTGTATTATTTTCAAAATCTCTATCTGGATCTTCACGGAATAGAAAACTGTTGTAAACACTGACCACTGATTGGCAGTGATTTTCTAATGGTGTAGTTTTTAGTCTTGCATTGTATTCTGCATCTGTTTCTAATTGATAACGTGTAAGGTGTCCTGCACGTCTATATTCCTCACCACCAATATAACTTTCTAGCAAATATTGCCATATAGGTTGATAAGTGTTAAATGTTAGGTTACCACTAGTTAATCTAGTAATTTCCGTTGTTATTGTTTGAATTGCGTCCATGTTATTTTCCTTGTATGTATTTAAGCGGCTAGCTTATGTCCCCAACGTTGAGGAATTAATGATGAAGGATCCATGTCTTTCTTAATTGGGAACATGTAATCCACTGCATAGCGTAGTGCATCCATCATGTGGTCATAGCCAGCATCTTTATCTGGTTGGCTAGTGCCTTCTTTATAACTGTAACGCTCTAAACATTCAATAGTATGACGACATTGAGGATTTACATAAAGCATAATATCTCCTCTGTCACTTTTTAGTCTACTGTTTACTGCGTTAATACCATCACGCACAGGGTTATGTGCATTAGGTGCTTTTACTATGAATCCTGCGTTTTGCAAGATAGTAATATCCGTGGCACCTCCCGCTGAGGTTTTGCGTTGGCGGGCTGCGGGGTCAGGGTAGACCCAGATCTTAGTCTTTGGGTATCTGCTACGAATTTCTTCCACTGTTTCTTTGGTATTACTAGAATACATACGGATTTCATCAATGACATGCAAAACATCTCCTTGTCTAACCATAATCACAGCACTCATAGGATCTATGTTAAAGTCCATGCCAATATAAAGTATATCAGGCACTGCTTGTTCATAAGGTTTAACGTGTGTCTTGCGATCAAAGTTATAAAATATCCTGCCAGTATATGTTTCAAATGTAGCCATATACTCTTGGCGAAATGTTCTTGCATCTAAGTCACGACGTGCTTGTTCTATTTCTTCTGCACTGACATTGCCACCATCTAATGTAGTGTATGTGTGACTATTCCATAATTCTGGATTCTCTACCTGCATTTGATAGAGATCATGTGACCAATTACCAATACCTTTAGGTGTGCCAATAAACAAGGCTGCACCCTCTTTGTCTGACAGCGTAGGTCTTAGTGTTTCGTAAAATGCTTCTGGATCTATATCAGCAAATTCGTCAAGCACAATAAAATCAAGACCCACACCGCGCAGGCTGTCATGATTATCAGCACCTTTAAGTGAAATAGTAGACCCATTTTTTAATATAATTGATAATTCACTTTCATTTATTTTGTTAGCCCATTTTAAGTCAACAAGTTTTTGTTTTAATTTTTTCCAAACAATTTGTTTAGCCTGACGGTATGTAGGCGCAACAAACCAACATTCACGTTCTGGCATACGTGCAAATTTGCAGAGCTCTCTAATTGCCAAATGTGTCTTGCCAAATCTACGTCCACAAACTGCTACACGAAATCTATGTGTGTCATTGGCAATGTTATTTTGTGCAGGACTTAATGGCACGAAACCCAATCCTCTGCTGAATTTTCTGCTTGTTGTTGACTAGAATAATAATCTCGTTTAACAAGATTCTTTTCTCTATCATAGCACATAAGCACATAATGCGGTGCTAGTTCTTGATAACCAATATCTGCAAAACCTTGGTCACTGATAAACTGACTGACTAAAATTAAACTCATTTTAATACATCCTTCCAATCAATGTGTGCCACAATAAAAGCAACTAAAGGTCCAATAAGTGCCAGTGCACCTAACCAATAGTTTTTAACACTTTCAATGCGTTCTAATTTCTTAATAACTATAGCGTGATCTTCACGGTTTTCTTTACGCATTAAGGTAACGTCCTCTTTGAGTTCGTCAACTTTGGTTTCTAACACCGCAACACGTTCATTGGTAGTGGCCATTAGTCATCGCTCCATGGTAAAGGTTTATTATCTTCTGTGCTTATAGGATTGTCTGTTTGACCCAGTATGTTTTTACCTAACCAAACCAGCATTGTTGGGTTGCCTTCAAATGCAGTGCGTAACTGTGCTTGACGTAAACGTTGCTTTAAATGCGCACGGGCTTTTGTTAGATAGGAACTAAAGTTATAGCGAAGTGTAGATTCGCTGACATCAAACCATTCAGCAATTTCTCTGTCTGGACAGCCCATGCAGGCCAATTTGTAAACTTCATCAGGCGGCACTACTCGCTGTGTTTTACCTCTGCCCACAACAAGTCCGCGTCGAGTTACTTCACCCCATTTAGGATCTCTGCGCTCAGGATATTCCCATTTAGGATAATTTTCTAAATCCTGTATAGGGTCTTCACTGGCTATGGGTTCACCTTGTTCTAGATCAATTTGTTGATTATCTGTCATATTTTTATTTACACAAGCCAAAAAGAAACCCCCATATTTCAGGAGGTTTCTAAGGTTTAAGGAAGGTTTTTGTCTAACTACTGACGCATTTATTTAGTTCTATAAATGTATCGACCTGTGTAATAATCTCTTGTGACTACACTGTTAGTGCCTGTGCCAGCGCCACACCAGCTGGGTATTTGATCTCCTAATGGCCTACTCTTATCCCGCCATTGTTGGCAGGGGTCTGCATCATCATACATCTTGGCTAGGAATTGTGGAGGTGTTGCGCACCCTCCAAGTAAACATAACGCAAATATCAACGAGATTTTTGACATTTTTTTACCTCTGCTTGGGTGGTTACTCGGATCCGTTGTTGTTCTAGCCAACGTATGTAGACTACACTGGGTTGAGACTTTTTTTCTTGCCTGCGTATCCAACTCTGTATTTCCTCTCGGGTAGTTTTCATATTAATTCTTCCTAAAACTTGCCACCACAATATCACCTCGATGTTGGTCAGCGTTTTTTACAAATTTTAGTGCATAACTGTCACTGAATGGTGCCGCCACAAATGCCCTAAGTTCCATGTCAAATAATTCATCAAGTTTTTTAATTGTAGAATCTGGCCACTTTGTGACATGATGTGGAGGCATGTTAAGTCCAAAACCATCTGCATGACCTAACCAACTTGAATCAGCAGGAATGCCCAACACCAACAGGCCCTGTGGTTTCAAACAGTTTAAGGCTGCTTGAACAAAACTTCTTGGATTGTCAACATGTTCTATCACTTGAAAACTTAACACATAGTCATAGTATTCTTTATGATCCATGCTGTGCTGTTCCACTGTTTGATCAAGGATCTTAACACCGTCAGTGGCAGTGAAATTAAATTCCAAGCCCACATAACGTTTTGTCTTCAATCTCTTGGCAAACTCGCCAGTGCCACAGCCCACTTCCAAAACATCTGCATCTGCAGGAATCCAATCTTCAACTAGATCATATTCAAATTTGTCACCAGGGTAATACCAGGGAAAGGTCTGTAGTTGGCTATAAAAACTACCATCAGCGGGTGTGCAGGGACTCCAAAATTTTAGAGAACAGTGT